AATTTTGGCGAAGACACCATCTTCTGCGAGCAGGCATGGAAGATAGCCGAAACTGAACACCACATTGACAAGATACTTCACACATATATTTTCGATAAAAAAATAACACGAGCGACACTATGAATACAAACGGATGGATTTCAACTAAAGAACAAAACCCAAAAAATCTACAAGAGGTTTTAATAATATTAGAATACAAAAATATTTATTTAAAATCTAACACCGGGAGATGTCGGGCGATATTCATGGAAAACTATGAAACAGAACATACCCATCGTTCAAATATATTTATCACAGAAAACAGAAGATTTGAAGCCGAAGAAAAACTATATTTTGCGGAAGATGTTTTATATTGGATGCCGCTACCGCCATTACCGAAAGATGTTTTAGGACACTTAAAAACATGGACTAACTTTAATATGTTAGAAATAAATCAATAATGGAACTAACACCTATCCTAACCGCCCGCCCCGAAGGAATGAGCTTTGAAGAATACAAAGCAATAAGAAAGCAGCAGCAGAAAGAAATAAAAAACTACCTAAGAGGCGACTTCGCTTTCAAATCCAAGAACAAGTTAAATGTTGATAAAGAGGGTAAAGAAATAAAAGGGCTAACTGCTGAACGGATTAAAAAATAAACTATATTTGCAATTATGTTTGAAGATTTAGAAGGAATAAATTTTAGTGGGTACGACCCGGCAAACTTTCAGCCACCGCCAGTAGAAAAAGGCAGGATTGAAGGAGTGCGTCAAATGTTTATGTTAATAAACAAAAGCAAGAAAATAAAAACGCACCCTTTGGTAATTTACGAAATTGAAGTTTACCTAAATTAAATGAGCAGAATCTACGGAGAATCAGTTGAAAAGAAAATCCGGCTAATAACCCAGATACTTCTGATTTGCTTCATCTGTTTTTTAATGGGCTGCTCAAAAGAAGAAAACGAGCCAATCTGCAAAACCTGCACCCTGACCACAACCATTGACCCGGCAGCATCAGGACAGCCCACCCAAACCTACATCGAAAGCCAGACAAAGTACTGCAACGGAGAATACAACGAAATCGAACAAGGCCAGGTTTACTACAAAAAAACCTCAGTTGACGGGGGACTTCACTGGACAATCGAAAGTAAAGTAATGAAATGCGAATAGTTGATTTGTAACTAATTGATATTGAATCTTCAATAAAAATCAATGGCAGGAACAGGCGGAGCAAGACCCGGAGCAGGTAGGCGAACAAAGGCTGAAATACTTGGCCTTGCTAAAACGTTAGAGCAGTGTATTACTAAAGAGGAAGAACAGGAAATATGGAAAGCAGTTAAAAAAGAAGCCCTTAAAGGAAACATTCAACACGCTCAGCTTTACTTTGGTTATAAATACGGCAAACCATCCGAACACATCATCAACGAAACCGAGAACGACACCATTATTCGCATAATACGTGGAGCTAACGATAAACCTGAAAACCCTCCATCCGAATCAGGAGAAAGTAATACAGGGGCAGAAGCGGTTTAACGTTCTTAAATGCGGAAGACGGTGGGGGAAGACTGAAATCGCCACAGACCTTGCAGTAAATGCGCTTTTAGACGGCAAATATGTAGCCTACTACGCCCCGACCTACAAAGATGTTTACGAGACATGGAACATGCTCAAGAACACCCTTTTTGAAGTCATCAGGTCAAAGGACGAACAGGTAAAACAGATAACAACGATAACCAACGGAACGCTTGACATCTGGTCAATGGACAACCCCGATTCAGGCAGGGGGAGAAAGTACCACCTTGTAATAGTTGACGAGTGCGAGAAGGCAAACAAGTTTAAAGAGGCGTGGGAGCAGACCATCAGAGCAACACTAACCGACTACAAAGGGACGGCATGGTTTTTATCTACACCTAAATTCGGCAAGACCTACTTTAAAGAGCTATTCCGAACCTGCACAAAGTATGATGATTGGGCAGCGTTTAAATTCACCACCTACGACAATCCATTTATAGACCATGCGGAAATAGAAACAGTCAAGCATCAATTAGACAGCATGACATTTAGGTGCGAGTTCATGGCGGATGACGTTGACCTTTCACTTAATCCTTTTGCCTATGCATTCTCAAAAGAAAAGCACATCAAAGAGTGCGAGTACAATCCACAGGAGTATTTACAGTTAGCGTTCGATTTTAACGTTGACCCGATAACCTGCATTGCCGCGCAGTCAACAGAAACAGGAAAAGTAAACATCATCAAAGAATTTAGGCTTGAACAATCTGATATTTATGAGCTATGTCAAAGAATAAAAGTAGCCTATCCTGATTCAGTGTTTATAATCACAGGTGACGCAACCGGGCACAACCGCAGCGCACTAACGAGAGGAAACATTAACTACTACTCGGTAATAAAAAAAGAATTAAATTTGGTAGACACGCAGATGAAACAACCCGCAGTTAATCCGGCAGCGCAAGATACAAGAGTACTTATGAACTCCATCTTGCAGAACGGAGAAATAAATATTGACCCCTCTTGTGAATACTTAATCGAAGACATGATATACTGCGAGGTAGATTCCGAAGGCGACATTGACAAGACAAAAGACAAGCACCAAACACACCTACTTGATTGTGTAAGATATTTGTTAAATACTTTTCACAAAACCTTTTTAAAGTATTGAAATAGTTTATATATTCGCAACGTCCGTTTTTTTCGGAAATACACTTTTCTGTCCCGCCACCGGGAAATAGCGTAAACCTTACCAATTTCACCTATGGCGCAAATCATTGCGGAATTAGACTTTACGGGCGTAACCTTACCGACAGGAGTACAGACACTTTACATTGAGACTACTGATATTTACGGGGTAGTCTACACGTTATGCACCAATTCACAGGACTGGACAGGGATGAGCTTAAATACATTCCTCAACGAACTGCTAACCTGCATAAACACCGGGGGCAGCGGATTCATCGCATCGAATCAAAACCCAATACTTCAAATAACCCGTGACATTGACATTGCGCTTTTCTTAGGTAAGCAGGTTGATGTTTACTACCGAGACGGGGCAGACACCATTTACCTTGCCAGCGCAGCATGGTACGAGGTCGTAGCCGAAACCACTGGCTGTGCAAGTTGTTATCCTTACGACCTCATTTCTTGTTACGGAAATTATGTAATAGATTTAGACCTACAAGCGGCCACCGACTATACGCTAATATTCACCGACCTTCACGGGAACAAGTACTCACAAACAGTAACTACCGAAGCAGATGGCTCCTTCACCATAAGAGTAGCCAACTTTCCAGAAGGATTCTTCACCCCTGACTTCGGGGCAATCACCGTATTTATAAACAATGTTAATAACCAGACTGTAACATTCACCATTGGCTACGCAATTTACGACTGCCTGACACTTAACCTTAACTACACAACTGAGATAGCATGAATCATGTCATCACCAGTACAAAGCCCGACAAATTTCATTCATGGCTTTACAACTACGAACCAATGAAAACAGAGGCAAAAGCCAAAAAGAAAAAGCGCAAGCGGATTTATAAATCAAAAGCATGAGCGAATTAATTCTGTTACTCATCTTTAATTCTCTATTCATTATCGGCTTTCACCTCAGCACACAGGAGGGCGAAGTCAACGCATGGGTAGACAATTTGTGCCACAATTTACCGGAGTATATTAAAAAACCGCTATACGATTGTCCCACATGCATGGCGAGCGTCCACTCAACTTACATCTATTGGTACAACTACGAACTTAATCTTCATAACGCCTTAGTGTATATCATTTATGTATTTGGGTTAAGCGCATTAAATACATTAATAAATAGTTGTATTGAATATTATAGAACAAATATTAAATGACAGAAGAAACAAAAGAATTTCAGGACACAAAATCAAAGGCAATCGCCTGTGTTAATTATTTAAAATCAATTGGGGTTAATGTGGATGGAATTAAACTTACAAACTTCTTACCCAACGAACCGCCAAAACCCGACCCCAATCCAACAGAAACAATCTAAAAACGTGAATGCACGAGCAAATCATCAACTTAGGCTGGGCATGGCACGGGTACTGCAACTGCGCAATGAAAGGAAAAATATATCGAAAGGGGCTGTACAAGCTATACCACTACTATCAAAACAACCTTTTCTGGTTAGGGCGAAAGAACTCAAAGATAATACAGTCAACAGATGAAAAGCTAATTGAAACAATAAAACAGTACTGATGACAAAATGGAAATACATACAGCATCTCCTTAAACTAATCTTCACCAAGCGCAAGAAGTGGGAATTACAGACCGGGCACATTGTTGATGTAGCGTTTTATTCAGGGGGAAAGCCATACTACAAGCTGCATGACATGTTTGATACGTTTACTGAACGTGGATTAGATGCGTATCAGGTGTATGAAGAGATAAGTATGAGGATAGAGGTTACTACCTTAAAAGAGTTTGTCAAAGAGTTTAAAAAGCTGTGTAATTCTAACCCGATACAGATACTTGAAGTAAGCCGGGTGCTTAACTTCTTAGAGGAGCGGGTAAACTTTGTTATCCCGCCAAAGAATCTTATCTATAAAATGGCAGCAGTAGCCTACTTTGATGAGAACGAAAGCCCCTACACCTACAAAGAGACATACTCGCAGAAAAAGATAGCGACATGGAAGAAAAACGGGGATGTTGATGATTTTTTTTTGTATCAGCAGCTCGACAGTTTGATACCCTTGCCAAAATTATCAAAAGAGATTTATCAAACCTGTCAAACGACACTGGAGAAGATACTAAAATACCAATCGAAAGCCACTTCTGGCAAGCAATCGGCAACACGCGAAGAAGTTTCTTCACTCAACGGCACGAAATAGGCGCACGATACAACACGGACACGAAATACCATACCCTCTACGACTACTTTGTTCTTGTAAATGACTTTCTTGAAAAAACCAAAAATATAAAACCTGCAAAAGCCGGCTCCTGGTCGGAAGAGTAGATGCCAACAAGCAACGTAACAAGCATAGTAGACTACAGCCCCATTTACCTTCAGCTAACGGTAGAAGGCCAGTTTGTTTACGTTAAAAAGGCGTATGTGGAGACATACATTGACCCTAACGACCCGAATATAGTATTATTCAAGTGGCACTGGTACGAGATAAACGAGGGAGAGCGGGTTTACTATCTGGACTTTAACCGCATAATAGCTCCGGCAACTGCCTCGGCCGCAGCACTAAAAGCCGCGATAGACGCAATGTTAATATCACAACTAACCAGCATAGACGAGGAATATTGGAAACACATGATGTTAGGAGGAATGTAAGATGGCAGAATTTAGAAGAGTATTAGCACAAAGCGCACCAGCAGCAACAACCTTAACGGATATACTTACCATTGCGGCAGCGACAGAGTGCGTTATAAGCAGTGTAGTGGTGTGCAACAGGGATGCTTCTGCTACCACCTTCCGGGTATCAGTAGCCCCAAACGGGGCGGCAGATGCCAACGAACAATACCTATACTACGATGTGCCTATTCCTGCCAATGATACCTTTATAGCCACCGTAGGAATAACGCTTGATGCAACGGACGTAATAAGAGTTTATGCTGGCAATACCCGATTATCATTTAATTTATTTGGAGTACTAATAACTTAAAAACATGTCACAAGGATTCACACGAGAACAGGAAACAATAGAGCATCTTGATAGCATTATCATAGGGCTAAAAAAACTAATTCAGGTTGCCAACACCCCGTCTTATACAAATGAGATAGGGATGGTAAAAATTACACCGGGCGCATCAGCCGGCACGCTGCCAATAAGCGGCTCAGTAGCCTTCACCACAGCAGGTTCAGGATTAGTTGACCAGACCTTTTCAATTTATTTTCAGAACAAGATAATGATTAACACAAGAAACAGCCAATTAATTACACGATAAATGCCAGCATCAATAAATGAACATATAGAAGTCCTCGACACCCACGAATGGGAACTATTATCACAGCCGGTAATGGCGGCAATAACAGCAGTAGGAAGCGGGTACTGGTCAGCAGAGGATTTACGCAATAACGGCTACAACCACCCGATAGTATATCTTAATGGAACGGCATCCGCACAATACGGGTATAATATTATGCACGATTCGTGGGGGCAGATTAACACTACTTTCGGAGCAGGGGGCGGATTCGGGGCTGGCAACACAGCAGTATTCAGCCCCGCGTTATCTCCATCAGGAGTATTAGCAGCAGGCGGAACAACCACTAAGGTAGTATTAAGCACCGCACTACCGGCAACAGTAGGCGAAAATCAATTAGCTGACAGGGGTGATGGCAAAGGATTTATTATTAGAATAATTAATATCGTGACAGGGGTTATATCCGAGCGCAGATGTGTAGCCAACACCTCAAGCACTACACCGACAATCATTTTAGAGTCCGCCCTACCAACCGCACCAAACGCCAATGACCGATACGAATTTCTTTCAGGGAGTTATTTATATTTAGGCACAGGTGCAATCGCGGCAAA